TTAATTCTGTTGAACTTACAAATGAAACTACGGAAGCGTCTGTATAAATTCCTGTAGCTGTTTGATAAATTGAAACTCTTGGTACACTAACAAAGTTTGTTCCTACTACAGTAAAAGTATCAGCTACATCAACACCAATATAACCTTGACCTTGATTTTTTGAAGCTGAAGTTACTGTAGGTAAAGTAGGAGCAATGTTTTGTTTTGTAACTCTTTTAAGTCCGCCAGCATCAGCATCATAGACTAATAATGTATCAGCATCATTGGCTTTTTCATCTAATAACGTTTGACCTGTTACTAGTGTATCGTCAACTCCTGATTTTGTTACTTTTGTTAGTGCCATATTCTCTCTTTTTAATATTTATACTACGGCTTTGTAGGCCAAGTTACGCCATTTACATCTTCAACAGTAGATAAACCACTTGTTAAATTTCTTAATGCTTGACGGTAAGTAGTCATTTCTGCTGATAAAGTGTTATCAGATAGTGCTAAATAATCTGTTTCTGCTAAAAGTCTATCTCTTTTAACTCTTAAATCAGCAATAGCTCTATCAAAAGCGCCAGCAGCCCAAGTTGCCTCTTCGGCATCTCTAGCAGCTTCTTCTTCAGCAGTAAACTGTATTCTTTCACCGTTTACTAATTTAAATCTAGGCATTTATTTCTCCTTATTTTAATACTATTTATATGTTGCTATTTGATACCATACATTTTTATGGTTCCGTTACTAATATTATTTCCAAAACCTGAAACTATAAAACCGTTTATTTCACTGGTAGTGTAAGCAACACCTGAATAAAACCAATATACGGAATTATCACCTCCACCATACTTAGTTAGGTCAACAAAAAATTGTTTATTTACACTAGCGGCAGGATTCATTAATTTAAAAATTCCAGAAAATCCTTGATCTGCTTCATTACCAACATTATCCATCAAAATAATATCATTTGTGTCTTGTGCTGAATCAGAATTTGTGTTGTATGATAAAGCATTAGTATCATCAGCTTCGTTATTAGTTTGATACTGACTTGTTTGAGCTTTGCTTACGTTATAACTAGATCCGCCATCAGTAGAAAAATTAAATGTAAAATCTCCATCGTCAACACTTGGTCTCACATTATTAAATACCCACCAATATTCTTTATATGTAGAACTATCAAATTGAGAAGTCCAAGAAGCACTTGTTTCTCCATCAAAATCTGCTGTATTTAATAATACGATAGCACCTGTTTCTATAGAAGCAGGAATAGATGTTACGTTATTTAATGACACATTATTAATACCACTAGATGCTAACACACCTGAAGTCGTAATATTATTTGCTAATGTTCTTCTAATTATACCCATTATTTTACTAACCCATATAGTTTAAATGTGCCTGTAACAATATTGCCTGAATTACAAGTAAATTTTACGGCATTTATAGCACTTGTAGTATTTACAAGACCTCCATAATATCTACTAAAAATATTTGGCGGAGATTGACTACTTGTTTCCGCACCAGAACCACCATAACCTTTCATAAAAGTTGTACTACCAGGTTCGTATAACCAAAAAGTGGCTGAACCTGATTCATCAGCATCATTACCTGTTCCTGAAGTTAATCTTTGAGCAGATGTTTGATCGTCTAATGAAGGAGAGTCAAAATAACCGTTAAATGCGTTTGCTGAATTATCTTCAGCTATACTTGATCTCCAAAAAATAGATCGTTTTGTTGTACCATATGATGATCCTCCATCGGTACTAAAATCAACTTCTATACCACTACCATCAACTGATGCTCGAAAACAATGAACACTAAACAAATAATTATTATATGTAGTATCTAAAACAACGTCAGACGTTCCATTTATAAATTCTATACTTGCTGAGGTACTAGCAATTTGTTCTTTAATTAAAACCATACTACCTAGATCAAAACCAAAAGCAGTAATGGCTGATAAAGAATTATTATTAATTCCACCAGCAGCGATAGTTCCTGTTGAACTAATGTTATTCGCAAGTCCTCTTGTAATAGATCCCATTTTAATTTATCCCGTACATTGTTATATTGCCTTCGTCTATATTCCCACTAGAATATAAAAATTTTATAGCATTGATGGCAGTTGTTGTATTAAAATAGCCAGATGTAAAATTGTATTCTACATATTCATTGTTTTGATGATAAACTGTTTTACAAATAAAATGTTTTACTTTTGAAGTATTTGAAGGATCAAATAACCAAAATTCACCATTTAAAGCTTCATCGGCACCATTTCCCACTGATCCAGATATAATTATATTTGATGATCCTTGACCTTGATCGTCAGCAGTAATACTAGGACCAGCACCATCTGTTCCGTCACTTTTATTATAAGCAACTGAGTTAGAGTTAGTTACAGTAACACCATAACTTGAACCGCCGTCTGTACTTGTTTGAAATCTAAATTTATTAATATCTGTAGCAGGATTTAAGTTTGACATTAAAAATAAGTAGGTAGAATAAGTTGAATCAATACCGCTTGTAAATTCAAGTTGTGCTGAACTAGATGCTGTTTGAGTTGTGATTTTTGACAGAGCACCAGCTGGCACAGCAGCAGGTAAAGATGTTACAGCACTTACACTTGTATTTGTAATAGCACTTGAAGTAAAAACTCCACTTGTTGTGATATTGTTGGCTATATTTTGAATAATACTACCCATTTAGCCTCCTATGTAAGTCTTAAATATCTAAATGATATCTCTGCTGAAGCAGCAGGTGCTGTTGTAAATGTTAATGTTGTACCTGAAATTGTATAATCCGAAGCAGGATCTAATAATAAACCGTTTACAGTAACTAATACATCTTCTACACTTCTACCACTATCTATTGTGAAACCTGTCGTTGAACCATCACCTGTGGCAGTATCGTTAGTGTAAGTACCAGAACCACCAAGTGGTAAATATCTAAAAGCAATTTCTGCTGAAGCAGCAGGTGCCGTTGTAAATGTTAAAGTCGTTCCTGAAATTGTGTAATCTGTTGTAGGAATAAAAATAAATCCGTTAACTGAAACAACTACATCATTAACTGTACGACCTGAGTCAATTGTAAAGGCTTGTGTCGAACCATCACCTGTGGCAGAGCCGTTTGTATATGAAAGTGTTGGATTAATATTTGAATAAGCAACTTTTTTAACTGTACCAGCATCAGCATCATAGATAACAAATTCGTCTGCTGAAGCAGGTTCTGTTCCTAAATCTGTTTTGCCATTTATATCTAAACTTGTGTCTAAGTTAGATTTTTGAATTTTCTTTAAAGAGGCAGCGTCTGTATCATAAATTAAAAGAAAGTCGTCATCAGCAACAGTTGTTAATTCTGTTTGACTTGTAATAGAACCTGTACCTAATAAATTACCAGTGTCAAAAGCAATTCCTAAGTAAATTACAAATACTGTATCAACAGCAGCCGGAGCAGCCGTAAATGTAATTTGTGAACCGCCTGAAGTTAGATTGTAAGCAACCTCTGGCTCCTGAATAACACCAGCAACGGATACTAAGATTGAAGATGTTGAACCAACGGTATAATTTAGTGTATAAGTTACTGTTGAACCATCCGCTGTTAGCGTCTGTTTCTCAAAGGCTCCGTAACTAGGTTCTCTTCCAATATATGCCATTTATTCCTCTATTCTGGTTTAGTCGGCCAATTCAAGTTACTTAAATCTGAACTTAATGATTGGCTATCACTTGTCGTATAGTTAGACGGTAAATCTCTTAATGCCTGTCTGTAAGTAGTCCAGTCTGCTGACATAGTTACATCTGAATTTGCCATCCAATCTGATTCTTTTAATTTTTCTGTTCTTTTTAATCTTAATTGTTTTAAAGGTTCAGCATTTATTAATAATGTTTTTTCAGCACTTACTTGTGCCCAAGTATAAAGTTTAGTTTCAGAAAAAATAGCAGCACCGTTTTCATCACTTCCTGTAACAAAGTCAACTTGAGCATTATATTCTGCCTCGGTTGTTGGTTCTCCTCTTACAACTGCTTCATAATTATTACTATTTTTTTCATTTAAAGAAAGTATTGCTGTTATTACATCAATCATTATGCTAATACCTCCATTAATATCATATATGATTGACCACTAGATAGTGTGTCTCCACCTCTACGATTAAAATAAGCTTGTTTAGATCCGTTTCTATTTTTAAATTGTAATTTATAAGTTGTAGCAGATGTAGTTGATGGACTATCCAAATAAAGTATATTTAAATATCTACTTTCATATTCTCCACCAGTAGCATTTACCATAGCAAAAGTATCACTATCAACATTACCAGCACCACCTATAGAAGTTGCGCCTCTTATTAAATGTATAAAAGTATCATCACCAGAACTGCCAGTAGCAGGTACGCCAAATTGAGCAAAAGTGGATATTAATATTTTACTTGTTGTAGCTGATGGAGTGATTGTAGCAGATAAACCTGTATCTGTTAAAGATGTAGAAGTTAATGATACAGTTGCTGATACTGAACTTTCAACTACTTGACGAATCTTACCAGGACCACCAGCAGTAATTAAATTAGCAAAACTTGTTTTTATAGCGCCCATTGTTTATCCTATATTGGTAAATACCTAAAGTCGATTTCTGCCGAAGCGGCAGGAGCCGTACTAAATGTTAAAGTTGTTCCTGATACAGTGTAGTCAGTTGTTGGTGTCATTAAAATACCATTGACGTGTACTAACATATCATTGACTGCTCTACCACTATTTATCGTAAAAGCCTGAGTTGATCCATCACCTGTAGCAGTTCCTGATGAATAAGTTAATGATGTAACTAAATTAGCTTTTGTAATTTTTTTGATTTCTGTTGCGTCTGTATCATAAACTAAAATAACATCATCATTCGCAACACTTGTTAATTCTGTTTGACCTGTAATTAAATTATCTAAATTTACTTTTTTATTAGCACTTGCTGAACTATCATAAATTAATAGTTCGTCAGCACCTTGAATACCTGTAGTTAAATCTGTTTGTCCATTAATAACTGAATCGGCTAACTTAGCTGAAGTAATGGCACTGTCAACAACTCCGATAGTTGCTGATTGTCTGCCTGGATTGATTACATAAATTTCATCAGCGTTAGCAGGAGCAGTTGTAAAAGTAATTCTTCTTAAATTACCACTGCCGTCTTCTCCAAGAGTAAATGCTTTTGAAGCACCTGGCTCTTGTCTAACGTTGTTTATGTAAACCTGTAAATCATTAATACCACCATCTAAAACATCTTTTTCTAAGTCAAAGGCGACCGTAGAACCGTCACCAGTAAAAGAATCGTAGTCTGCTAGACTTCTTGGTGTAATTTCAGGTTTGTTACCAATATAAGGCATTAAAAATTATTTCCTTCTATTTTTATACGTCTTCGAGTACAGTTACAGTTGCGTCAACAGCAGTTGCCGTATTAGATGAAATTCTAAGTACGTCTCCTGTTGTACCATCATTTTGTAATACTATTTTATTACCAGACATTACTTCTAATGAAGAACCTGCTGGAATGCTAGCATCCTTAACAATGTAAACATCATTGGTTCCATCATAGTTATCTAAAAATACTGAAGCAGTCACACCTGAAGTGGTTTTATTTGCTAAAGTAATACCGATAACAATTGATTCTAGGGCAGTTGCGCCACCACCAGCCGGAACAGTATAAACTGCTGAAGCTGAAGCACCTGTTGATGTATTGACACTTGGAACTGTATTTCTTTTAAAATCGTTAGCCATTTGTTTTCCTTTTAATATTTATACCGAATTATAATCATATTTATAATATTATCCTAAAGCAACTGCCTGAGCAATCGCAAAAGGTCGAGTAGCAACTCTTACACTACTTTCAGTAATTGTAGTAGCGTTTATAGTTCCGCCAGACATAGTTGCTGTACCGTCAGTTAGTGTCGTAGCAGAAATACTAGTTAAACCTGAAATTGTACTTGCTAGTCCGATAGTAATAGTATCAGTAGCACTTACGGTAGCAGTTGTATTTGAGTCACTAGAAAATCTTAATACGTCACCAGAATTAATTGTTTGTTGAGTAGATGTATCATCAGCAACTTTAAAAGCAGTAGTAACAGCAGTCGCAACTTCATTAATTGCCCCTACAACACTTGTCGCTGTGGTAGTTAATGTCGCTGGATCGCCAATATCAGTCTGTGAAAGACTGTTAAAGGTCGTTCTAAATTCTTCTAACGTATTTGTGACTAATACTGTTCTAGCGGTCATTATTTTTTAACTACCTCTTTAATTAAATTCTTTATCTCTCTTAATTCTGCCTTTAAATTATTTATTTCTTTTACGGCGTTTCTTATCTCGTCACCTTGTTGTTCTCTAGCTCGTATTCTAGCACTTACTATTTTATATTCATTATAAGCACGAATATTTGTATTGATAACACCATTTGACATAGTATCTCTTTTCAATTCAGGATATTCTTTTACTTTTAATTTTGTCATCTTAACTAAATGCGATTACTCTTAAATCTTTAATTTTTGGTATAAAGACTGTGTTGGTTGATTTCATCACAATTTTTAATTGTAAATTTTTAAAGTCTGTTGTATTTGTGACATTAATTTCTCTTTCAGAAAAAATATCAATTGGATCTTTTGATGTTACTGAAAAACCTGTATCAGACCATTTTAGTTTTGTTAAATCAACATCATCATCCCATATTCTGTAATAAACTTCTACATTTGTATTTTGAGGTACGTTAGCATCAAATAAAATTCTTAAATTTTCAGCAGCCGTTTCTAATACAAGTGTTCTTGTGATGTAGTTTGCTAAGTTTGTAGAACCTGTTGGAGCATAGTCATCAACAAAACTATCGTATTGTTTGATTGCCCAATTTAAACTATCTTTTCTAACTGCCAGTGTAAATGATGTTGAACCATCGCCTTCAGTCGCATTTGAATCTAATGTAATTGTACTTGCGCCTACACTTGCTACTGTACCTATAACTTTTTTCTCTAATCGTTCAGCAGAACCACCGTCTGGTGTCACTACTTC